GGAACCGTATAATCCTTTAAAAATGATTTTTCTTCGGCCAAACAAGCTTCGTCATCATATCTATTTTCAATCAACTTTCTTTTAAAGGCAAATGTTCCAGCAGTAGCATGATTAGGTCCATATGGTCCAAATTGATACATTTTTTGAATATGCTTGAAATATATATATATCTCACTAGAACCAGCACATAATGCTTCAGGGTGTTCCTGAAGTTTCTGAACCGCATGACTCACTCGCTGTGGAGGATAGTAGTCATCATCATCCATATATACAATGATATCTCCCTTACTCTTTTCATGTAATAAATTCCTTTTTTTACCTAGTTTCATTTTTGTATCATATTTAAAATATTTAACATGTGGATGATTAATTACCAAATCTTCTACTTTATCAGTTCCATCATCTATAATAATCCATTCCATTCGGTCTTTTGGATAATCCTGATGATTAAAACATTTTATAATTCCTTCGATAAATGGTCGACGATTAAAAGTTGGAGTACATACACTTACAAACGGATATTTATCTGTATTAACAGTTATCTTTTTACTGTTAGATGTATTATTATTGGTACCATTAGTATTCTTCTTGTTTTTCTTTTTATTGTTCTTACCCATAATATAATATATTTTAAATAGTATTTATATTATATTAATTACATTTATATAATTATTTCTGTCAGTTTGTTGCTGCCTGAGACGCCGCTTTTTTTTCAAATGGGTTCATACCAGGTGGTATTAGATGTTTGGCAAACACCAGTGCCATAACAACTGCTATAATAGGATTTAAATTGGTAAAGGCAGCTACTATTACTAATATCAAAAATAATACAGTTAGATAATAACTATTAAACTTTTCACCCATTATTTCCATAATTTTCTTTCCATTTAACATTGGTGGTAGTAATATAAAACTAAACATGACACCTATAATTTGAATAAATGATAAAGTAATTGGCAGGAACCATGTCCATCCAAAGAATAGTCCCATTATTGATATAAACATACCCCAATCTTGATTTTCATTCCAGAAAACACTTACTAATGTTGGTATCCACCACATAGAAGCTATAAACATAATAAGTCCTATCGCCATTGGACCGAATATAAAGGGAACTATCGACTTCATAGAATCGGGAGCCATAGCACAGGTTGATCCGGTGAATTCTATAATGACTTTAATTACTTGTCTTAACCAAACATATGAATATTTAACCTTATTTACAAACCAATTAGATATTATTCCTCCAAAAGTATCCTCTTTACTTTCCATAGAGTAAGGGAAACCATATTTAAACATACCACTAAAATATTTATTTTCAAATAATTTACTCTCTGTAAAGTCAATAGGAGCACCACAACTACCACCTCCAGTGTTCTTTTTCTCAGGGGTCTTTTTACTAGACTCTTTACCTGATGTAAACATTGAAAATATTGCGGGTAGTTTAAATCCTTTTTTAGTTTCATTAACATATGGTCTTTGAGTTGGTTCACTTGGAAAAAATAAATCTAAATTTATTCTAGTAAAATAGACGAAATTTGCCCCTAATAATCCTACTATTAAAATATGTATAAATGTTTGAAGCACTTTCACACCAAATAAACCCCATTCATTTCCTTTGGAACCTGTGCTTTCAGATGGTTCGGTATTTTCGGTATTTTCGGTATTTTCTGTTTTTTCTGTTTCAGTAGAACTCATATATATATTTAATAAATATAATTATAATAATTTATTCGTATATAATAAGAATATGTCTAATAAATCAAAAACATTATATATATGGGATGGAGGTGTTTTCTCACCACCTACTCGAGCAGTAGGTAAATTAGCATTTAATATGGCAACTTATTTATCCTCTAAATTTGATAATAAATATAATATAGAATACCATTTCGTTCCTACAAATAAATACTATAATAAACCTTGGGTAAGATGCGTAGAAGAAGATGATAGATTACATATGTTAAGAAATTTAGTAGAATTTATTAATAAAAATTACAATGTTCCCTCTAACATTAAATTTATAGTTAACGAATCTGAAATTAACTATGGAAAAAAACATAAAGAATCTAGAACAACAATAGAAAGTTTAAAATATTTTTCTGAAAAACAAAAACAAAATGTTTATGTATCTGGAAGCATTGAAAATATTATCCAACGCCTTAAAGGTTATTGGCAAGAAACGATAAAATTGTTATTTTCCGTTAATTCAATAGTATTTGATACATTTTCAGCAGAATTAATAGGTGTTAACCAATCAGAAGACTATGTTTTAAAAAGTATAAATCTAAGTGAGTTATTAAAAGGTGCTAATGGAGATTATCCTCAACAAGTTAATCAATATTTTAGATCTAATAAAATATCTAAAAAAGATGTTCAAAATTATATTGTCTCCAATAAAAAGGAAGCTAAATTTATTGGATTAAAAAAAATAATTATGGATAGAATTATATTTTTACCTAAACATTTAGTTCCAGAAGCATATAAGGCTGCCGCTGGTAACCGTGTTCGCGAAGAATTAGATGTTTATTATTCGTCACTTAAAAATATACAAAAATTCACTACACCCGGAATAGAAAAATATATTACAGACAAAAATCTATATGAACATTGTAAGTCAAGATATGTTGATAAGTTAATTAGTAAAAAAACTAAAAAAAGTAGACATCGAAGTTCCAAAACTAAAAAAAGAAAAAATAAAAAATAAAAATAAATATATTAAATACTCTTCAATAATATATTTATAATGAACAAAATTGAATCTGGTGAAAAGCTTGATTTTAATAATGTTTTAATTCGACCAAAACGTTCAACAATCAATAGTCGTTCAGAAGTTTCTCTTGAAAGAACTTTTAAGTTTAAACATTCATCGTTTGAATGGACGGGAGTGCCAATCATCGCAGCCAATATGGACACAACTGGAACATTTGAAGTATCTTATTGTTTAAAAAAACATAATATGATAACCGCATTACATAAATTTTACGAAAAAAATGATTATATTGTTTCTCAGGAGTCAATAGAATATAAAAATGGTGACAATAATTTAATGGTTTCATCTGGAATAAGCGATAAAGATTTTGAAAAATTAAAAGATATTATGAGTGTATATAATTGTAATTGGATATGTATTGATATAGCAAATGGATATATTTCTAATCTAGTAGAGTATTGTAAGAAAGTAAGAAAAGAATTCCCTAACAAGATTATTGTTGCTGGTAATGTAGTAACGAGAGAAATGGTTGAACAATTAATTCTAGAAGGCGGTGTAGATATTGTTAAAGTTGGAATTGGTCCAGGTAGCGCATGTACTACTAGAATTAAAACGGGTGTAGGAATGCCTCAATTATCTGCTGTATTAGAATGTGCGGATGCTGCCCATGGAGTGGGTGGGCATATTATTTCCGATGGAGGAATAACATGCCCAGGTGATATGGCAAAAGCTTTTGGTGGAGGAGCAGATTTTGTTATGGTTGGAGGACAATTTGCTGGCCACGATCAAAATCCCGGGGACATTATCGAAGAAAATGGTAAAAAAATGAAAACTTTCTATGGAATGAGTTCTGATAAAGCACAAGAAAGACATTACGGTAAAATGGAAAAATATAGAGCTTCAGAAGGAAGAGTTTTAAAAATTCCTTACAAAGGTGACTTAAATGACACAATTCTTGACTATTTAGGGGGTCTTAGAAGCACATGTGCTTACATTAATGCCCCAACAATTAAACAAATGTCAAAATGTACAACTTTTATGCGTGTTTCACAACAAGTAAACTCATTTTTTTGTTAAGGATATAATATATAGATAATTATATGGACGAAAAAATATTTATCTTTTTTGTATTTCTAATATTTATTTATTTTATCTATCAAGAATATGGTTTCCAAAAAAGTATTTTCTTTGGAAACAAAGAAGGATTTACTCCTCAGGATGTTGAAAATATAATTCAACCACCTGGTTCTAATCCAATTGGAACAATAGATAAAAAATTTTGGAGAGAAACACAAAATAAAATTGTTAGTAATGGTTACACTGAGAAACAAATTAATAATTTAAAACTATCTGACCCATCCCCTTTAATTCAGAAAAATGGAAATTATCAAGATATGTTAGGAGATTATCCAACAGCTGAAAATGGAAATTATATACTACCAATTACAGAATTTGGTTATCCAAATGACTATAAATTTACAGTAGACTATCCTTGTAGAAAAACAGCTACTGGTATGTTTACTGATTGTGGTGTATATTCTGCCAATTTAGCTTGGTCAGCAAATCCATATAAAGGTCTTCAATGTAAATTACAGAATTCAAAATCTCCAGATACCAATACTAATTTCAAGAATAGTAGAGAGACGAAATATAAACATGGTGATTTAAAAAGAGGAATTTCTGGTGTAGGAAATAGTATGTTAAGATAAAACATATAATTAATCAAATAATTTTAATTGTTTAATTATATTTAACGAGCATACATTAACCCACAATTTCCACCAACAAATGTTAATATATTATATCTTTCCTCATGAATGGTAAGATCATAATTATAATCATAAAGCATCCAATTGGATTTATTAACACCAATAACACCCCCGCCTGATGGGTCACATATTGTATAAAACTGTGCTGACGGATCTAATGGAGGTTGATATGTAGTAAATTCTAATTGAATATCTTGAAATCTACTCATATTCATTGCTCCAGATGGTTGAAAATCGAAAGGATCATTGGTCAAAGCAAAACTATAAGAATATAAACCGTTTCTTGATATTCCAGAACTTGCTCTATATTTTTCTACATATTGATAAACACCAGCATCCATAACATTTTCTCTATATTTTCCATCTAATAAAATACCTAAATTTAATAAAATATCTTTTTGATTCGCGGGTGTATAATCACCTGTTATATGATATCCTGTTCCAAATCCAGTGTCAGGATCATATCCTGGTCCAATACCAACAGATGTAGTTGGATCACATGGAAGAACCCAACCACCACTAGGATCTGCTGGTTCGACTTCTTTTGGTATAAGACTTGAGTAAGCCCAATTAGAATAATTGGACCATTCATTTCTTAAGTTAACATCATTTCTAGCAAAAGTCCAAGTCCATGAAGCAACCATACCCATTGTGTTCTCCAATTTTACCTTTTGATTTCCAGTAACATTATAAAAATCCCATTGATAAATAGATTTAAATAAATACCGTTGTTCTCTACTCGCAAAAAGTTTAGATTCCTCTTCAGATAAAAAAGTATATGTTGATAATAAATGAATATCTGCGTTCCAATTAGTTCGTCTATCTACATAAGAAGCACCTGGTCCTGATAATCCATTTAATGATATATCCGGAGGTGGTTGTAAAAAACGATAAAATCCTTGTAAAGGGTCGTTAAAGTTTGCTTTAATATATGGAAATAAATTTGTCTGGTCAGTAATATCACGAATACAAAATAACTCATTGACTGGACGAATTCTAATGTTTATCTCCAATTCATTATATTGTAATGCGACTAAAGGAAACGCCATTTTTGCTGCTAATGTAAACCATGTATTTAAAGGCACATATATTTTTCTTCCTCTAATAGAAGGTTCAGGCCCAACAGGATTATCAGTATAGTAAGCATTTGGATAACAATTAAGTCTACCACAAGTATTAGCCGGATCATGTAATTCTTTAGTATGACCAGTCATTTCCTCATATAAAACTCGTTTACTTAAAGTGAAATCTCTTTCAACCAATGCTTGTAAGTATTGTCCAGTATATCTATTTAATATTTGACCACCAACAGAAATTTCTATCTCTTGAATCATAATTGTTCCCACATTTTCAATCCACTTAAATTCATACGGTGCCCAAGTATCAGTACAAGTTTGTGGAGGATATATTGGACTCCAAATTGTAGGTAATGTTACTACTAAATATGTATCCATTAATAGTTCGGCATACCGTTTCATTCTAAAAGTAAATAATGATGATTCAGTCATTCTTAAGTTTCTCAAACCATCAAAATCTGTTCGAAATTTTTGTAAACCAAAATTAGTATATTTTTTATATGTTGTTTTGAAAAATGTTTTTGAAGGATTTCCATTTAAATATACATTTTGATTTCCATAAGATACTATGTTTAATAGACCTCCTGCCATATATATATACTTATCTACAATATTATTTAACTTCATTTAAATGAATAATTATATTTAGTGAAAAAAATGGCTAATAAATTTAATAGTAGAATTTTTTCATAGTCTAATATAAGTATGAAAGAAAAACCTAGTCAACTTATTTCAAAATGGTTGAAGACAGGAGATAAAACTGTCGCAATTAGATATATGTCCTATTTTATAATAGCTATTTTAATATTTGGATTTTGTGGTTATGCTGTTACTAAGATGAGGTTAAATGATGCTAACTGTAATAATCTCTCAAAAATATACACAGGTTTCCCAAAATTATCATCTTTTAATCCTGATGACGCTGCCTACAAATATTTACTACGGGATTACTACATTAAAACAGCATACAATTGTTGTTGTGGAGGTCAATTTAAAAATGATTGGGTCAATGTTTGTGCTTTGAAAACTTGTATTGCTCAAGGTGCGCGTGTATTAGATTTCGAAATTTATTCCGTTAATGATAAACCTGTAGTCGCTACATCTTCTGTAACAAATTTTCACACAAAGGAAATGTATAATCAGATTCCGTTTGAAGATGCTATGAATATTGTAAATTCTTATGCCTTTAGTGGTGGTTCAACGCCATGTCCAAATGACCCATTAATATTACATTTTAGAATATCTAGTACTAACAAAAAAATATATGAGAAGATGGCGGATACTATTTATTCCACAATTGAATCTAAATTATTAGGAAAAGAATATAGTTACGAATATACTGGCCATAATTTAGGAGCAGTTCCTCTCAAAGAGTTTTCTCAAAAAGTTATTATTTCAGTTGATAGATCTAATCCACTTTTTGAAGAAACTCCTCTCAAAGAGTATGTTAATATTGCTTCTAATTCTATTTTTCTAAGAGCATCCAGAGAGTATGATATTAAATTTACTCCTGATTCATCCGAACTTATTGAATACAATAAGAAAAATATGACTTTATCTATGCCTGATTTAAGTGCTTATGATACTAATCCATCTGCTGCGTTAAATTTTAGTTACGGATGTCAATGGGTTGGTATGTGTTTTCAAAATTTTGATTCTAATATGGAGTTCTATAGTCTATTTTTTGACAAAGTAGGTCATTCATTTGCTCTTAAACCTGAACACCTTCGTTATATTCCAGTTACTATTCCTATTCCTCCTCCTCAAGACCCTGCTAATTCATTTACTACGAGAACTACTGCTACTGATTATTATTCGTTCAGTGTCTAATTTATATAATACTTTTTCTATATTTATTATATAAATGTCTTCCTGTAAACCAAAATTATCGTTAGAAGAAAAAGAATTAGACATATTACGAAATGCTGTGGACATAGCAGAAAAAAGAAAGGGTAAACAAACTGTAAGTGACCCAGATGTCAAAAAAATCATTGGAATTTTAGAAGATTTTCTTAAAAAGAAAAAATTAATATGTTATGGTGGAACAGCTATTAATAATATATTACCATTAGAAGACCAATTCTATGATAAAAATATTGAAATTCCTGATTATGATTTTTATTCACCAAATGCTTTAGACGATGCTAAAGAATTAGCAGACATCTACTACAATAATGGATTTCAAGAAGTAGAGGCTAAAGCAGGTGTTCATTATGGAACATATAAAGTATTTGTCAATTTTATTCCTGTTGCTGACATTACTTATTTAGAAAAACCCCTTTTTAAAAGAATACAAAAAGACGCAATAAGAGTATATGGTATTTTATATTGTCCTGCTAATTTTCTTCGTATGAATATGTATTTAGAATTATCTAGACCTGCTGGTGATATCAGTCGCTGGGAAAAAGTTCTAAAAAGATTAATATTATTGAATAAAAATTATCCTTTACGAGGTAAACACTGTGATCCAAAGTTATTTCAAAGAGAATTTGAACGAATAGACAGTGACAAACAAGCACAATTATACTATAGTGTTCGTGATGCGTTTATTGATCAAGGTTTAGTATTTTTTGGAGGATATGCTAGTTTTCTTTATTCCTCTTATATGCCTGCCAAACAAAGAAAAATGTTTCAAAAAACTCCTGACTTTGATGTTTTAGCTGAAGAACCTGAGCAAGCTGCTGTTATATTAAGGGAAAGATTAGAGGATTTTGATTATAAAGATGTAAAAATAGTAAAACATGAAGGTATTGGTGAGTTGATTGCTCCTCATTATTCTGTTCGTGTTAAAATTAATAATATAGAAGAAACAGTTGCTTTTATTTACAAACCATTAGCTTGTCATAGTTATAATGTTATTAAAAAAGGTAACAAATCTATTAGAGTTGCTACTATCGATACTATGTTAAGTTTCTATTTTGCTTTCTATTATAGTGATCGCGAATACTATGACGAAAATCGTATTTTATGTATGGCTCAATATTTATTCAATGTTCAACAAAAAAATAGACTCGAACAAAAAGGATTACTCAAAAGATTTAGTATTAATTGTTACGGAAAACAAGATACATTAGAAGAGATGAGAAATACAAAGGCTTTAAAATATAAAGAATTAAAGGGAAAACGAAATTCAAAAGAATATGAATCTTGGTTTCTGCGTTATATCCCGTTTGAAGAAAATTTAGATAAGGAAGAAAAAAAACTTGAAAAACAAGTTAAGAAACTCACAAAACACAAAACTACAAAATATAAGAAAAAGAAGACTACTAAAAAGAAGAAGACTAGAAAAAATATTATTGAATTTTTTGATATTATTTAATTTCTTTAAATAAATATATGAACAATAAAATTATTTTTCTTATATTTTTATTTATAATTGTAATCTCTATTTTTTCGTGTAAAAGCACCAGTAAGGAGGGGTTCGAATCCTATACTAATTGTATTGAACAAGGATATCCAATGGATTTTTGTATTAAAACACCAATACAATCACAAGTAGATAATGGCTATTGTAGTTGTGCCGATGGATATTTTGGTTCATGGCATATGGATGATGGTAAATGTTATTGTTATTTATTTAATGGATTATTACCTCATAAAATAACAAGACCTTTTCAATCCAAACCATTTGATGGTTATAAATTATTACAACAATGATTTTTTTAATTTGTATATAAAAAAATCAACATCTTTCTTACTTAATATTAATGATGGTCGTATTCTGATTGATTGCTTTCCACATGTTCCTATATTTATATTATTCTCAATTAATCTGTCTTTCAATAAAATACTATTATCACAATCAAATGCTATAAATAACCCTTTACCACGAATATTTCTAATTTTTCCAGTCTTATCTTCTAATTCCAATAACTCTTTCATTAAGTATTCTCCTGTAGTTGTTGAATTCTCTAATAACTTTTCATCGTCAATAATTTTATAAATCTCATTACTTAATATTACTTTAAAAGGATCTCCCATCCAAGTATTAAATGTCTGAAATGGACTATCTGTTTTATATTCACTTTTACAAAAGTATCCTGACATTTGCATCTTCTTTGAAAAGGTCATTATATCAGGAAGGTATTTTTTATCGTCTGACCAATATTCATATCCCCATAATTTTCCCGTTGAACCAACTCCGGTTTGAACCTCATCTACAATAAATGTAACATCTTCTTCTAATGCTAACTGTCTTAATTTAATAAAATAATCATTAGATGCGTGTCTATCTCCACCTTCCGCTTGAATAGGCTCAATTATCATCCCAGCAATCGTTTTATTTTCTTTTAATATTTTTACTGTGTCTTCAAGACATTTTTCTTCTTCCAAAAAATTGATAAATTCATTTTCATGTAAAGGATATTTTAATTGTGGAAAAGGCGCTACTGGCCAGTTAAAAGCAGGTATATTTATTTTATGCCACGCATTAGACCTTGTTGTTGATAGACAACCCATAGTTCTCCCATGAAAACCTTTCTTAAATGATAAAATAGATATATTTGGTGAACCTGGCTCCCTATTATCTAATGCTGTTTTTAATCTATCCTCCATACTATGTTCTGAATAATTATTACGAGCAAATTTAACAAAAGCTGCTTTAAACGCATTCTCATTTGCCCCCGAACCACATCCACATGCTACATACATAAAATCCAAACCACTCGGGGAATAATTTTTATATAATAGTTCTACATGTTTCTTCCATTCAATAGGAGGATTTACTCCAAGTGCCGGACGATGAATTAACAATTTTTTAATTTCAGGTGATTCAAGATTTAACTCTTGTAATCTCTTATGATTGTAACCAACTGGTAATGAACCAATATTTCCATACATATCTAAATATTTTTTCCCATTTGAATCAAATAAATAGTTCCCCTTACTTCTCCCCAGATTAGTAAATAATTTAATATTTCGCGAATCTATAATCTTATGGAATGACATTACTCTGAGTAATTTATAATATATATCTTTATATATAATTTTATTGAAATATTTAAACAGTTAGATATAAAATTATATCTCTCCAAATATTTTTAAATACCGATATATGTTGTCGAATAAATGGATCTTTCCTCCAACTTTCAGGAAATAATGTGTCTATTTTCAATCCTAATCTGAAAATATAAACCAATATTACATAGATAATTTCTCTCAATCTAAACAATAAAATATCCATTAGTCCCCAGTCATTGACATAACTACACATATTATTACTAGTATTCGTTTGAAAAAAATTATGAGTATCCATTAGTCCTTCTAATAATCTTGGATAAATATTCTTTTCATGTTTTATAAATATCATCTTTTTTATCTTATCCAAACTCTGAAGATTTAAAAATAGAATCTTTCTATTTTTTTTTGGTTTGAAAATATGAGGAAATGCCCCGTCTATACAACCATCGTCATCTGTTAATTTTTTATCTATTAAATATGGAACATAGAGAGATTTTATTAAACAATCTAATAAATTCTCCTTCGATTTATATGTTTTTTTTATTACTTGTTTACCCTTTATTGTATCAAAATAGGTCAAATAAAATTTATTGTTTATTTTACAAATATCATCCTCTTCAATTATTTCATTAAATTTATTCTTAATTGTTTCTATTAATTGTTTCAAGTGTTGATGCTTTCGTAAACATTTGAAAGCATATGTAGAAATATCAATAGAAATATCCATTTTATTCAAAATAAATAATAATCCTAATAAAGCTCCAATACTACACCCAGAAACCCTTTTTATATTTATTTTATCTCGTTGTTCTAATTCTTTAATATAAAACAATCCTCCTAACATATAAATACCATTGAATGCTCCTCCATCTAAAATTAAGTCCATATTTTTCGGTATATTATTTTTTGGAACATTTTTAATTAAACTAGATATAAATGCTTTTAAAGCCATTATTTTAAGTTTACATTAATTTTTCATTTTATATACTTATTCTATATGGATATGGATAGTAGACCTTCTTGGAATGAATATTTTAAAGAAATTACTATAACAACATCGAAACGATCCCCATGTCATAGATTAAAAGTGGGTTGTATATTAGTTAAAGATAACAGAATCATTGCTCAAGGTTATAATGGATTTCTGCCAGGTGCACCACATGAGTCAAAAGTTGTTAACGATCATGAACAAGCTACTGTTCATGCTGAACAAAATACAATTACTGATTGTGCTAAACGAGGGGTTAGTAGTGACAATTGTGAAGCTTTTATTACACATTATCCATGTATTCATTGTATGAAAATGTTATGTGCGGCTGGAATTAAAAAAATTAATTATTTTAATGATTATAAAAATGATCCTCTAGTTAAATACTTTCAATCTATATCTAATGTTGAAATTGTTAAATTGTAAATTTCATAATAATATCTTTATATTTATCATAATTTACATTTAAACACCACAATCCTAGGTCATCTTTTAAATTAAATTTAACACAAATCATTTTTTTATCAATTAAAATGTTGTATTCGCTCGCATATTTTACATTCAATATTTTTATTGAATTAACACATACAATTTTGTCAAATGATATATCACGATTTTGTATGTCTTTATCTCTTTTAGAATAAGAATAAGAATAAGAATAATCATTATTACACTTATTTAAAAGTTCGTGTAGAACAGAAATATTAGACATCATTTTCTTTTATATTAATATTTACTAGTATTTAATTAGAGAGTAATTCAATTTTTTTTGGAATAACATTTAAATCTAATGTATAATTATATGAAATATATCAGTATAATTATACTATTTGTATTTATATTAATACTTATTGTCTGTGATCCAGTAAAAGAAACATTTAGCATTTTAGAAGGTGTGCGTGGTCGCGGAGGTCGCGGAGGAGGTGGTCGCGGAGGCGGTGGCGGAGGAAGAGGTGGTCGAGGAAGAGGAAGGAGACATTTCAATAGAGGAGGAAGAAGATGGTATGGTGGTAACTGGGGTTATCGTTATAGACCTCCTCCACCAGCTGTAAGATATTATCCTGATTATTATCCTGGATATACTACTAGATATGTTCCATGGCTAACAGGTGCGTATTGGTTTGGAAGCACATGTAAAGATGGATGTACTAATGTGGGTAATGATAGATGGGGATGTCAATTCCCTGGAGGTGGAGCAAATGACTGTGTATTTGCTAGTGATTGTTATGGTTGTGGTTTTTAAATTAATTCTCTTTAAATAAATCATTTTGTAATAAAGAAATAACTAGAGGCTCTAAATAGTCTAATCTATTTTGGCACTGTTTCTTTTTAATAACAACACTAACAGCACTCTCTAACTGGTCAATTCTTTCTTTTATTTTATTAATCATTATATCTTCGTCGTCAGTGGGATTATTTTTGGGAATATCATCATCAACTGATTTCTTCAAATAAAAAGAATCATTATAAATCATTGATTCTAATAAATTTAATTTATATCTCATTTTACTTAAATCATTTAAGCTATCATATTTAACTTCATCAATATAATTTGTCATATCGTCTACAATTGTAATAGGGGATTCTTCCATTATTAATAATAATATCTGTTATACTTTAAATTATTATTAATTAATCTATATTACTATTTGGTAATTCAGGAATTCTTTCGAATATGGATTCAATGTTAGCCCATTTATCCATATTATTTAAATAATATTGCGCATTTCTCATTGTACACGCCATAGAACATCCAGAATGTCCTTCATATTTAATATTTTGGTAAATTTTATCAGTTAATGGATGCTGTGAAAACATAAATCCTGTATCATTATTATCAAAATTTTTGACAAAGTCTTCACATTCTGCCATCTTTATAGCATTCAAAGCATCCTTTACCATAATATAATCGTGTTCACTTAATTGGTTACTCATTCTCTATTATAATTAATATAAAATAAAAAGCATTTTTTTATATCAATTTTTTTTTCATAGTCTTATAATTTAAATGCTTTGAAGATGTGCCATTGATTTAGATATTACATAATATAACACAGCAAAGAAAATACTATTAAAAATATAACCAGATAAATTAGGATTACCATCTTTATTAAATAGTGCTGGTATAAGAGTAGTTAATTTACTTCTTACAACAGGTAATTGGAAAATAAAATATAGTAATCCAATAATAATAGGAATCTGAAATTCATCATATAAAATCTCTAAAGAATCACGAGAATCTCTATTTTTCATTCTTCTAGCTAAAATTTCTTGTTCGGTATCTGTATTTTGAATATAATCTTCTTGTTCTTTTTGAGGAACATAGTTGGGTTGAATTGCTTCGTCGGCAAAATGAACAGTATTAGTAGGTATATCTCTTGAAGGTAGTTCTAAACCACCACTAGCATTTGCTTGTTGAATACCAGTAACAACTTCATTCATCATCTTTTGATCAGTAATTTCACTTCCTACTGTAGGAGCAGCGGAATTAGGATCATATTGATTAGATTTTTCACTCGTTTGAAGAACAACATTTTGTTCTCCTCCACCACTAACAGGATCAGTCGGTAAATCATTCAGACTCGTAGTATCAGCCATATCTAATATACTAATAAGATTGATAGAAATATATAATTACGCAAAATCTACAGATTTCTTTTTATTATCACATATAATAGATTCAAGTTCATAATTGAAACATTTATTGCCATATTTATATTTCTTATTTTTCATATCATCTAAAGTTGGGGCTACAAAATCAAAACAACCTCGACCTTCACAATTTTTTCTAAATAATGTTGCTAATCCTAGACCTAATAATATTGAAATAATTATTTTTCCTGTTTCTGTATTAAAAAACTTCTTAATTTCCATATATAATATGATAATATAAACTATAATTGAATTGGTATTTCTTCAACATCATTTGAACATTTTACAATATTCTGTTTTAATTGAAAACAATTATTAACTTTGTCTCTAAATTGAAATAAATGCTTGTTATCATCAGTAGGATAAACAGTTATTTTATCAGGAGTTGGATTAGTAAAGTAAACATATAATATTCCAAATAAAAAACTTATTAAAAACGCAGGTAAATTAATTAATCTCATTTATAATAATTATTTATTAAAAATTTATTATAAATTTAATTTAATCTCCTATATTGTAATTATCATCGTCATAATCATCATCATTAACAATTATATTTTGGTTTAATAAATTAGCAGGAGGAGGTTCTAAAGGCGATGTTGAAGATACGCCTTCAGATGTTTTGGCCACAGATGAATCTATAGGTGATGTTTCTGATAAAGTATTATCTTTCTTATATTGAGGTATTGTATTTAGATCAACTACAAATATCTCACCCGTATTTTTATCTATAGCAACTAGTTCAGGATGGCTAGGAGCGACATAAATCATTTCTTGTTGGTATTTTTCTTTATTATTTGATGCTTCAATTGATATCTTTTCATTATTTTCAATAATTCCTTGATTTACATCGTAATTATTTTCATTAACAATTATCTTATCTCCAAACATTATAATATCTTTGTTACCATATTGTCCATCAGAAGCATTAACAATTCTTTTAATTTTTGGAATAGTTTCTTTTGATTCTTGTTTTGATTCTTGTTTTGATTCTTGTTTTGATTCTTCTTCGTCATCACCCCAATCAAAATCATCAACTTGAAGTCGTCTACCCATATTTTTAAGTTCATCCGTATTAACCTTTTCTGAATTATCGCCAGTTTTATTAATTTCAAATGTGTCAACAACTGGTTCTACAAAGGTATCTAATAATTGCGAAATGGTATACCGTTTTCTAATTAAATGGTGTGTATTATCATTTTCATTAAATTCCATAGCATAATATTTATATTTTAAATTATTTAAATCCTTTATAACAGGCATTAACTCATCTTGATAAACAACAATCATATCTTTAATAAGATTAATTTGACCGGATTCATTGAATTCATCAACTGTATTTTTAATTAGTTCTATTTTATCATAATATAAATCTAAATCAATCTTAATTTGTGTTTTATTATCAAGATTTTCGATAACTTTAATAAATTTAGTCCTGTATTCCATCAAACTTTCTAAATCATCGGACAGTTCTTTTTTAAGTTTTTTAAAAGTATTTAATACAGTTGATTCGTTTTCATAACCAAACAATAAATCTAATTTAGTCATTATAATATCTGTTTTACTATCATCAACTCCGGATTGAAATGCGGATATTAATTCATGTAACGGAACAAATTTTCCTGTATTTATTTTAATATTTAAAATACATGGATTTGTTTTATCACCACAAATAGCAGATAAAATACCATCATTATTTTCAAAAATGGATCCAACTCTTCTACTACAATTCATACAATTCATTTTAACTTTAGAATAAGCTTCTTGTTTTTGTTTTAATGATAATTCTGGATTTTTGATAATTTTGTTAATTTTTTCTTGTTTCTTAACTTCATAATTATGTTTAATTGAATAATATTGATTTAACTTTTCAAGATATTCGGGACTTTCTTTATCCTGAGGAACAACAGTGCTATCAGAAGTTAATTCTATAGAATCCATACTAATATTCTCTTCTTTACTAGTCATATAAACTAAGCTAATATTTTTCTATTGAAAAATTGAACTTCAGGATTATTTTGCCAATTAGAAAGGTCGGACATCATATCATTCATTTGATTTTTTTTATAGTCCTGCATAAATCTTAATTTATTTAACAAGTATTCTTGTTCTTTTCTTTTTTTTTCTGCTTGAAGCTTTAAATCATTCTTATTTTTGTATTTTAAATATAAAGTAATTCCTACTACAAGAATAAATGCTAACAATAGCCCTAAATTATACAATAAATTATAATATTTAGACTTAAAATTATGACATTGTTCTAAAGTAGAACTCATAAAATACTTAACTCCTGGTTCTATTAAACGAGGTCGAATATTTCTTAATGTGTCCATTAAATTATAATCTTATTATTTCAAATTAAATTATACATATTTATTATATGGCATCAGCAGACCCAACAGCATCAATTATATTCTTTTTAATATTAACTCTAGCATATTCTATATTCAAATATTACACTAAATCTCCTAGTATGCTTAAAATATGGACTGGAATTTATTTTCTAGTATTAATTATTGTTCAGTTCTTTATTAATTTAGGATTAACAAATGAAATATGTGGATTCACACAATATAATGTTGCTCTAACAACAACGCTTGTCCCATGGTTATTTATATTTGGATTATTAAATCTATTATTAATGGAATTTCCTAGTTGGTTAAGTCCATTTTCTAATACTATTGGTTATTTATTTGCTTATATAACTGGTATTAATGAGTTTTTTAAAAGTATTATAAAAGATAGAAAGACCTTAAACCTTGGACCTCAAAAAGCAGAGATGATAACTGCTATTAACAATGTATATGAAGATAAATCACTAATTATTAATTCAATGACTATTGATAACCTTTCAGAATGGTGGGAAACAATGAAAAAAGGCGGTCTATTAAAATCTGGTGTAGGGGAGCGACATTACGATGAATTAATGAAATACATTAAAATGAAAACAGAAATAGCTGAATTTATGTGGTATTCATTAACAGGAGTATTGGTAACATCCGTAAGTTATAATTATATTCTAAATTCAGGATGTACCCAATCTGTTGCGGAAATGGAGAAGAGACATGATGAATTTGTTCAACAAGAACAAGAAATGGCAGAAGCACAGCAAAAGAAACAAGATGGTCAAATGATTTACAAGACATATGAGTAAATAATTTACCTAAATTTAGGAATTGTAATATAATACAAAACTAATAAGTATGATAGTATTCCTAAAACTATACTTAACAACCATATCGGTAATATAGTTTTTCTTCGTTGTCCTAATCCAAATTCTCGTAAAGATCCATCTTTGTTATAGAGAAATGGTGGTTGAAAATAATTTAAACATAAAAAAGACACTAAAAAGATTAATATAGCAAAACTGTTTATATTTTTTCTCATAAAAGCATAATTCATTATATATATATTATTAATACTTTTTCGATAATAATATATTTAATTTAATTTATTTTATTCAATTATAGTATAATGGATCAATCCGATACCTTTCTTCAAACTCCTTTTGCTCCTTTAGGAAAAATATACTGCGATTATTTTTTCTATCTTACTGTTATCAATTTCATACTTTTAGTATATATCCTATTATCTGCGTTATATATATTCTTTTTTGACAAAAAGAAGGAATCTATTTTCCAAATTATATTAGTTTCCCTTCCTACATTTTTAGCATACTTCACCAATAGATTATTATACTCTATGTGTGTTGGCTCTACTCAGATGTAAATAAATTTTTATATAATTACTAAATTTTATATAAAAATTTTACTTATATTGGTCTTTAATCTCGTTATTTAAATATGTATTTTTACCAATTGCTCTTATTATTTTATTTGTTTCTTTTTCGTCATCTTCAATAGATGTCATTGAATTAAATACGAGTTTTGTTAACTTAGTTTGTAAATCCTCATCTTGGTCCCATCCATCATTCACATCTTGCCATTTATTTATCATTGTTCGTTGTTTTAAAGCTATTCCTTTGATTCCGTGTAACAATTTATTCAATTCAGTGTCCTTTTCCCATATGTTATCGTCCTTAATGTACATTATTTTTCGTTTAGCATCAGTACAATGAATTGGGCGTTCTAAAACATCCATATTATTTAGTCCATCTACAACCATATTAGTAATTGTTTTTGTTAATCCATTTTCAATGGTACAATTATATGTTTCATTTGTTATTGGTAATGTATCAATAAAATCAGTTAAATTCATAGCATTCTTACAATGTTCGTTTAAAAACATACTAATATTAAATTGATTATTATTTGTAGTATTATTAGTTATTGTATTGTGACTGTTACTACTATATCCTTTTATCTGAGGTATTAAATCAATAAAATTCTTTTGAATATCTTTGTTTTCTTTTAAAAGTAATAAGACTAGTTCTTTAAAATCAGTTTGATTTTCTTTACATATTTCCAAAACTTGGGAATTTACTGCATTATTCCCTTCCGCAACGAAGCAACTTTTTTTATGACGATATAAACTACTATGTTGCTTATACATCTTTCCACAATCACAACTGTAAAATGCTAAGGCGTTTTTTTTAGGCGTTTTAACGCCTGACGGTGATTTAGCCTGTGAATCATCTGAGCATGTAGCATTATGTAGCATTTTTGTAGCATTTTTATGTTTTGTAGTGACTAAATGTCTATTCCATTCACTATTCTTCCTACATTCGAAGGAGCAAGATTCACAATAAAATTTTACGGCGTTTTTTGACGCCGAAAATGTAGCATTTTGTAGCATATATATGCTACACACAAAAAGTTCCTAAATCGTTTTCGAATATTTATATTTTTTTTCAATAACAAAATCAGAATTATTTTATTTGGATTCTAAGCATTATGCTCTCAACCACTTTTTTACAACTTTTCTCAATCCTATTTCCAATATTTGAAAATGGACATACTTTTTTGATGTCCTTTTTTGATTTTCCAATTTAGGTCTGTGAAAAAAAGTACAAATGAAATTACCTACAAGTATCATTGACAGTTCACTTTTTTCAGTTGACTTTTCTATACTACATAATGTAGTGGATTGACTACATCATCTAACAAACGATTTTTTAATAATCATCATATTTTCTCTCTTGATATCAAGGTAAATCTGCTATTATATCCCTCTAATTCACGAAATCCATTTTTAAGGTTGTGTATGTTTGTCTTTTCGAGGATAAAATATCAAATATATAAATTATTTAATATTATATAATTTATAAATTATTCTTCTTCGAATTCTAATCGATAATCATCATCATTATCTTCATTTTCACCTACATCATCATCGTCACGTATATGTGACATATCATATACTTCATCTTCTATTCTTTGAACTGTAGTCTCCGTCTCTTGGTGTTCTAGAGTCATTATATCCCTATCTGCTGTTACAGCTTGTTGTAATAATCCTGATTCTTCCCACTGTTTTTCCATTAATTGCTCTTTTTCTCTATCTTTACGTTCTTCATCATAACTCTTGGCGACATATTGTGTTAAACCCTTTTGTAATCCTTTATTCCATCTTTCTAAACGATGATTCTTAAATAGATTTTCTATTTCACGATGTTCTCTATCCATATCTCTCAAGGTTGAGGTTATCTTATGTCTTTCTTTATCTTTCTTTCTATTAATCTTTTCTTTTATCATATCTACATTGTAATTAATTGTGGATTTATTCTTTTTGAATATGTTTAACATATTAACTGATATATTGGCTATTTTCTCTCTTATAGACTTCTGTTCACCTCTAACAACATCTAATTCGGTAATCTCATCTAAATCATCACTTTCATTTATTTCCGTAGTTACAATAATATCTTCTTCCACTGGAGGTATGATCATTTCTCTCAATAATGATTTATCATCAGTTAATTCAAACATATGTTTGATCATAAATAAAAAGAAATACTGGAACAATTGATAAGTAGTTCTATTATCTAATATAGAAAATGTTTCCTTATCATTTAAATGAATAATAGACGCATATAAATTAGTATATTCTACTAATTTTAAAAAATCTAATAATTCTCGCTCATTTTTCTCTAGATAAGGTATTATAGTTGGGTCTTTATAATATTTTTCAAACGATTTATAATGTGATTTAATAATTTCTTTCACATCATTATTATGATCTTTTGATAATTTCCAATGAGTAGGAATTTTAATTTCTTCATAATTTACCTTATTTATAATAATATTTGGAAATACATTAATATATTCATATATTGAATTTTTAACAAATGAAATAGCTCTATATAAGGTTTCATCTTCAGCACTAGTAAAATAGTCATTTCCATTTATATTAAATTCCATAATATCGCTGATAAATTCAAATAATTTAGCTTTATTAGAGGTATCTGAAAATTTATTTAAATAATCAAAAACATATTCTTCTAATATTTTAATATTCTCTCCAAGATAATTTCTTAACTCTCTAATGTCACTATTACCTTCAACATCATCAATACTATAAGTATCTAGAACATTTTTATATAATGTTAAAAAATCTGGACCAAGAGAATTTTGAGATTCTATCATATGATCAATTAAGTTTCTAATTTGAGATAAACAAGATGGCACTGAATGAACCATATCTAATGGAATAATATTTAGTTTATTAACAGCATTCAATAACTGGTTAAAAGCTTCTATTGAATAAGAAACATCGTGTTTTTTCATAATTTCGATATTCTCTTGTAAGGTTTTTTGTTTGTCATACGCTTCTGGTTTAGTCAAACAATAATCCAATAATCTATTATTTACTGGTATTTCTGTATTATAATGACAGAACTCAATAAATCCTTGGATAATAGTAGATTCAGAAAATTCACTACTAACTAATGGAAACTTAATTTTACTATTTTGAGGATCTACTAATAAAGTAGGTTGCGCCATATTAGCCATATCAAAATTAATATTGTGTAAATAAGAAACTATATCATTATCTTTAATAATTGATGGTTCTTTTTTAGTAAAATAGTCGATAGTCCTATATTCACCACTATTACAACAGGCATTTTGAAGAAATGGAACCTTACTTGAATTTGTTAGTATAGGATTTTCCTTTGAAACAGTCTTTTGAATTGATTGAATAATAGCCATTGAAAAGTATATCATTTTGGATTGAATAACTCTTAATTTTTCAAATTGGTCTTTTGAACCAGTTTTAATATCCTCTTTGAATGAATTTCGGAAACTATTATTAAGATTAGTAGGTGTTTTATTTTTAATATCCTGTAGTGGAGGCAAGAAGTTAATCCAATTTTTAATATCATGTTCAATAGGAATAAAATCATCTTTATTTTGTAACAAATAGTTTTGTTTTTCGCTAACTAGAACCTTTATTTCACTTTGTTTCAAAACATAAACGTCCAATGTCTTTTTTATTACCGCAGTAATCTTTTCAACAGATTTTGGTATAGCCTTCCATGGATAAATATTGGTCTTAATTCCTGATGATACACAAGCAATATATATAATATTGGATAAATCTTCATCACCAGCAAGAGGATAACCAGATAATGAACGTTTACAACCAGGAAAAGTTTTATTAGATTGGATCGAAGGAATAGATACAGCAATATAGAGAGAAATATACGCCAATGTAAAAGACATTAATGATTTATTAAAAACATCTTTGTAAGATGGTATTTTCTTCCCTTCTTTGGTAAGTTTTTTAATCTTCTCTTCATATACATCTTCAGAATCAACAGTATCATCTAATGCTTTTAATGTGTGCTGGATGATATCATCTCTATAATTATCTAATACAATACCCATATTATTAGAAATGGTTGAAATAACATTATTAATTATTTTTCCTTTTGGGTTAGCTAATAATTCTTTTTTAATTAATTTCTTTTCTGTTGGTGTTTGAAATAACGCATCTCCAGCATTTTGTTCTAATATCTCTCTAGACTGTGATTTGAATCCACTATCTTCATATCCTTCATCAGTGCTAAGAGCAATCTTTTCAATTTCAAGACCACTATGTTCATCTACAATACGGTCATCTACTTCAACACCTTGACTATTTTTAATTTCAGTAATTGTTTGAAAGTAATTACCATCTTCAACAAAAACACTAGCCAATGTGTATACAAATGTTGGTAATAATTTATTATTAGTTTCATTACAATATAACCAATATTCACAAGCACTTTCACAAGTGTCTGTTTTACAATTTTTTTGTATATCTACAGCTGGATTCATTGGTCTGGTATATTTTTTAACAAATTTAACAATATCATGTTGTTTCTTAACAAAATCACCTTGACCCATAATAACATTTAATAACCCCGCAACTGGAGAAACAATCTGTTCTTCATTTTCCAAATTTTTAATTAGCTTTAATTTATCATTTTCGTATTTATATAGTAAAAATTTATTAATAGTTCTAAGTTTTTCTAATCTATATAGCTGTGACTTCCAAATTTCACCTATTTTTTTCTTACTCATTTCCATATTCTCAGTATATGTGGAGTCAAATTCATCAAACATTTCCTTTAGTAACTCTTTTTTAATAAGTTCAGTTCCATACTCTTTATCAGCACATTTTTTATCAATTTGAATACATTTTTGTTGGATATTACAAAATAATTCATTAGAACCAAAAAATGAATTATCCGGGATAGTTTCATCTCGAATCCATTTATCATCTTCTCTCTTATAATAATAGTAAACAATATTGTCAATATTGTCAATTTCCAAGACAGCATATTGACCATCTTTAATAAGTCGTTTTTTATCAATCATCGAAGTAGCTTCATATATAGCATCAGGTCGTTTTAATCCAATATTTTTAATTAACTCATCAACCAGAAAATTTTTAAAAACAAGATTTTCCATTTCAGATTTTTGTGACTTATATTCATCCAAAATATCATAGACAGTAGGGTCATATTTTTTATCAAAATAAAGAGGAATTCCATCATCTGCTGTCAAATCTTCTAATGAGATATATCTTTTTGCCAACACATATTGACCACATTCATTACCTTGTTTGGCTTTATCTAATTCTTTTTTATATTCCTCATTCTTTTCTTCTAACAAATCGTCAAAATTGAATGGAGTATATAAGTCAATATTTAATAATGTTTGCGTAGTATTGAAACACTCAGCATAATCAGATATATTCATATATTTAATAATTTCTGAAGGAGATAATACAACTGTATCGGAAAGTTCACCGACAAATCTTTTTCCGACGGTATTAAGTCCATAAGCTTCTAATACAACAGATCCGCTTTCTTTCCTTCCCTCTAAAATTTTGTAAAGTATAGATGTATACATAAATCTAGGGGTTGATTCTAATTTATTAAACAATTCTTGATTTTTAACAAAATTACTTTTATATGATAATATTTCGGTTTCAATATATTCTTTAATTTCTTTATATTGCATAAAAGAAATATCATCAAGATAAACTAAGAATGGTTGTAAATAATTTACAACAGTAACGAGAGATAATTTACCATTAATGTATTTTTTAATAAGATTGAATAAAATTCTAGTTTTGGGTATAATAACATTAAGAAATTTTTTAAATTTATTCGGGTCATTATTCTCCTCGCTAAGTAAATATTGTGTTTTATGTTTTAAATAATTATCTTCATTGAATTGGATTGGTGATTCTATATTGTTAATATATTTTCGTGTTACAGATGTATTTTCACGAAAAAGTTTCCAATATTTTAAAAAGTGAGTATTTAAATTGGATTTATCTATAATAGATGTTCCTGGAAGATTAATATTGGAAAATCTGACAATAGGTTCTCTTAAAGTGAGTATGGAACTAACTGTAATAGTGTCATTAGGAGTCATAGGAATTATTTTTGTCTTCATTTTAATAGATGTTAATTCAGTTGTTTGAAGTTTAGATAATCCAAGATTATATCTAGTTATTAAAAATCTTTTTCGCTTCATTTCATCATTTTTACATACAGAAGAATAGAAATCGTCAAGATTATCAATAACAGTGTCAAAATTTTCTAATACAGTTTGTTTTGTTAAAGCTTGTTGATTATAATCGATGTCAAATGGAGTTAATGAAGGTTGAAGCTTATTCATATATGTAGAATAAGAATCGCTGTTTGTTTTATACATTTCTCTAATATCATATTGACTAGTCAATGTTTCTGCTAGAGTTAATGGAACAACATCATTTGATTCATTAATTTGTTCGAGAGAAATATCTAAATCATATAATTTTTTAACATTTTGTGCGACGGGTAAAATCCAATTTAATTTATAATTTAAATTATTAATTTTATCAACAAGAGGTTTATAATCAGCGCCTTTAAATAATGGTTTATTAGCATTTCCATTATCATCAAAAGTAGAATAATCATTTCTCAATTGTTTAAATCTCTCAATCATAATATGAATATTGTTTAATACACTTCTAGTTCTTTCAGCATTAGGAATAGATGATAGTAAATCGTCAAGTAATTCATTTGTTTGAGTTTCAATGCCATATCTTTTTTGTTCCTCTGGGACTTCTTCTTCAGTAGTAATAGCAGCTAATTCGGGGCCAAATTCAATTTGGTCTGCTTCTAAAATAATATCCTTAAGTTGAGTTTTTATAGTTTCAACAGGAATTTCAACAGGAATATCTACTGAAGTTTCCACATACTCAGGAACATCATTATCATCCGAATCAATATCGTCTACATTTAATTGTCTATTCTTTTCTCTCATCTCTTCCATCTTATCTTCTTCTTTCTCTTTCTGAAGAAACTCGGGCATAGACCGAACAACGATTTCTTCAATGGGAATATTTTCAGGAATACCTTTATAACCAAAATCAATGTAAATTAATTCCTTTTCATCTTTTTCATTGACTATTTCTACTTCTATCATATCTTCTTCCAAATTGGTAATTTGGCCAGTAATAGGAATATCTCCAGCAAAATGAATGTCAATCCATGTATTGGGTAACAATCCATTTTGTCGAGCATATCCTCTAGATTCCGGACGGCTTAATATATCAATATTATCGATACTCTCATCGGCAAGAGTGCCATCTTCGTTAATATTTAAAGTAATAGTAGTGGAGTTTTCAGGTTGTTTAATATTAATTTTTTTGTCATTTATAAAATCAATAACAAATATTTGCTCATTTAACTCGGGGTTAGTTGGAGCAGATATTTGAATAATATCTCCTAATTGTAAATAAATTTCATTTGATGTAGCCATTACTTTATATTTACAGTAGAAATTATTATGAATTACGAAAAAATTGATTTATAAAATCAATTAAAGAAATAACGATAGTATAAGTAAGATGTCATATAGTTTAAACAATATTTCGCAAATTGATGGTTTACTATTCGATTGTGAGAATAGAGGTGAAGTAGCAAAGTCACTAAATTTGAAACATAATGTATGGAAGCATAAAAACGGAATCAATTATCATATTCTAAAGTATGACAAAGAATGGTTGAGTAGAGATACTATTTCATCAATTGGATTATTAAGATCATTAATTTTTAAGGATGATGGGACAGTAGTTTGTTTCGCTCCTCCAAAGTCATATAATAATGATGATTTGACGATAGATTCGAATATGGAGTATAGAGCTGAAAAATTTATTGAAGGAACTATGGTTAATGTGTTCTATGAGAAGGATACTCAGGTATGGGAGATAGCTACTAGAAGTAGTGTAGGTGGTGAGATGTGCTTCTTTATGGAAAATGGTTTTAAGGAAAGTGATACATTTAAATATATGTTTAATGAAGTGTGTGAGCATATTGGATTAAATTTAAATGATTTGAACAAGGATTATGTTTATAGTTTTGTAATGCAACACCCAAGAAATCGTATTGTTAAAATTATCAAGGAAATGAGATTATATTTGGTAGATGTATATCAAATTGTAGAAAACAAGACAATTAATATTATTTCTATTAATGATATGAGTTTATTTGGAATTAAGGAGAATACTGTTCTAACTGTTCAAGTAAACCCAATTAAGAATAAAGAGGAATTGGAATTATGTAAAGAAACAGCCGCATCAGTAAATACAAACTATAGCACAGTAGGAGTAGTTATTAAGAATAAATTGGGTCAACGATATAAATTTAGAAACCCAAATTACGAACATGTTAGACGACTTAGAGGTAATCAACCAAAACTTCAGTTTCAATATTTAAATCTTAGACAAGCACCTAAGGATAATGAATACGAAACTCAGAGTAAGCTAACAGAATATTTAAAATATTATCCGGAACACAAAGCAATGTTTAATGAATTCAGAAAAATTCTACATACATATACAGGTGGTTTATTTACTAATTATATTAGTTGTTATATAAAAAAGGAAAAGGAATTGAAAAATTTTCCTGAAAAATATAGAACACATATGTATAACCTTCATCATGAGGTATTTCTAAAAGAATTATTACCAAAAAAATCATATGTAACAAAAGCGGTTGTTATAGGTTATTTCAACGGTCTTCATCCAGCAAAACAAATGTATGTATTAAATTATGATGTAAGAAAAAATTATATTGCCAAGGAAAAATTTGATAATAGTAAACCAGTAGAATCATCAACACAAATTACAGATGAATCTCAATAAGATAATATATAATAGATAAAAAATTATTATAAATATTTTTTATAATAATTTTTGTTTGTAGTTTTTAAATTACTTAAATTTATTTTGGATGTTAGTAAAAGTGGTAATAATATCCTCGGCCGCCTGAATTAAGTTTTGCGAAACTCTAGCAATATCTCCATCTTTATTAAATGCCATTCTAATAACACCATTGGGAATGTGAGGATGTGGAACACGGAATCCAACAAATGATAAACTTTCATTACCTTCGTAAAATCTTTCATATAGGAAATAATTGAGAGCACCTCCTAAGGTATAGTCTTCATTTTTTAATGTAATAATAAATTCATTTTCAACAGTAGAATTTATATTTTTTTCAATAATAATATCCTTAGTATCTGATTCGTCTGTAAGATCTTTAATTAATTTGTTACATTTTTGAATCATAATATCACATGCTTTGTAGATTATGTTGAAATTAGAGAATACACCCACGCTTTCAACGATAAAATCGAAACTATTAGGAATGGTAATTCTTTTGGCCTCTAATAAGAACCAATTAGCTTTTTGGAAATCAATTTCTTCTTGTTCAGTATTAGATTTAACAAGTTCTTTTTGTTTATCGTTCCAAACATCATTGGCTTTTACAGCATCAACAGTATTTCCATAAGCACAAGCAGAGACAACATTATACATACCATCTTCTTTGGCAGTTCCAATATCAAATGGAGATGTAAATTGGATATGTTCTCCATCAATATTTTCCGATAATTTAGGGCGCAATCGAGTAATAGGAATATAGTCACCAGTAATTTGATTTGGAGGAAATAATTCCTTAACAGCGGTAGGTGATAAATATTTATCTGTTTCAATATTTTTAACTTTAAAATCTTCAGTTGTTAAGAGTTCAATAACATCAGAATCATTTTTTTTATCAACTTCTACAACATATTCTTTATAAGGGAAGTCGACATCAGTAATATGAATAGGTATACAACCGATTCTTTGTTTGATAATTTCATTATTTAATCTAGTTGTATTAGAAATAATATCAATTTTACTTTCACTATGAGGAAAAGCTCTGAATACTAATGTAGGTATTTCAGATAGCACGATTCTTCGTAATGAATTTGCTAAACTAAAATGAGTATCACTTAATGTAAAATTTAATACATTAGACTCTTCAGAAGTAATTGTAATCTTAGGTTCCATCATCATTGAATATATATTATATTAATAATTATTTTATTAAATCAATTTTTTAATAAATTAAATAAGTTTAAACATTATTATAAAAATTAATTATTAATATAATGAGTAGCATATTATATTATAGTAATTATTGTGAAAAGTGTAAAGATCTACTAAGATTAATTGGAAAAAGTGATTTGAAAAATGATATGCATTTTGTTTGTATTGACAAAAGATTTAGAGATCCTCAAACAGGAGGGATTTATGTAACTTTAGAAACACAACAAAAAATATTATTGCCTCCACAAGTTCAGAAAGTTCCAGCTATGTTATTATTAAAAGAAGGAAACACTGTTATATTTGGGAACGATGTAATGGATAAAGTAAAACCTCGAGAAGAATATTCAGCGGCAAAGGCAACCGGATTTAATGGAGAACCACATGCATCTAATGGAGAACCATCAGCCTTTTCTTTAGGAAATGATAACATTGGAGGATTTGGAGTAGCGAGTGATAATTTTAGTTATTGGGACCAAGGGAGTGATGAATTATTAGCAAAAGGAAACGGTGGAACACGACAAATGTATAATTATGCCACAGTAGATCAAACAGGTGTAATAGAAACACCAAAGGATGATTGGTCACCAGATAAGGTTGGAGAAACAGCAATGAAAGATATGGAAGCAGAGAGAAATAAAGACTTACAAATGCAACAAATGAGTAAACAAGGTGGACAAAGAGGAATTTAATATTGTAATTAAAACTAATTTAAATATTATTTAATATCAAAATTAAATGGATAAAAGTACAATCCTAAAGGCATTTAATACCCAGTTTGAAGAATTTTTAGAGGACATATCAGTATTATTTCCAAGTAATAATGATATAAGGACATCTAAGACAGGATTATTAATGTTAAGAAAAGCGAATCCCAAAAAAATCGTAGATGTATGGTACAGATATATATGTGTTAAATATGAAGAAGAAATAGAAAAAGAAAACTTAGAATATTTTTTAACAAAGGATTACAGTAGTGATTTAAAAATGGATGAAGGAGGTGCTAATAAAGTATTAGAAGCCATTGATAAGATAAGACAGCCTTTAAGGGAATTGGAAACAGAAAATAAGAAAAAATGTGTCCAATATTTAAAAAATCTTAATACTTTATCAAAAATATATAATAACTAGTTTGATTTAAACAAAAATTATTAATATAATTTATATGTCTAAATCAAGTGCTGAAGATCAATGCCAAACTGAGGATGTTATACCCGAAGAATTTATTAAGGTCATTTATGATTTAATAAACGACATTTTATTTACATTCCCTGAGTTCAAAGAGAAGTTACATATTGACTTATATAATATTAAAGAGTCTAGGGATGAAAGTAGTATACGAAATGTATACGAACACATTAAAAAAGTATTTCCCGAGAGATTCTTTGATATATTATACAAAAATGAGGAGATGTTTAAATCAAATGAAATAAACACAGAACTATTGCCTGGAATTGATTTTAAAGAATTATGGGCAGATGATATTAGTAATAAAACAAAGGATGTTATTTGGAAATATCTTCAAGTAATTTTATTTTCGGTTATTGGAAAAGTGAATTCCGAAGATTCTTTTGGAGATACCGCAAAATTATTTGAGGCAATTAATCAAGATGAATTAAAAGATAAGTTAGAAGAAACCATGGGTAATTTACAAAATATGATGGATGGAAGTAGTCCTATAATAGATGTATCGGGTATAGATCATTTACCTAATCCAGATGATATTCAAGACCATATTAATGGATTATTAGATGGTAAATTAGGAAATCTGGCAAAGGAAATTGCTGCTGAAACAGCAGATGAATTAAATCTTAATGCTGGTGATGCTACATCTGTAAATGATGTATTCAAAAATCTATTAAAAAACCCTACACAACTAATGGGACTTGTTAAAAATGTGGGTGGAAAGTTAGATAATAAGATTAAATCCGGAGAAATCAAAGAAAGTGAGTTAATGCAAGAGGCAAGTGATTTATTATCAAAAATGAAAGATATGCCTGGTATGGGTGATATACAGTCAATGTTAAAAAAAATGGGTATGGGTGGTGGTCAAGGCGGAAAAGTAAATTTAGGTGCTATGGAAAATGCTCTAAATCAAAATTTAAAGAGAGCTGAAATGAAAGAGAGAATGTTTAAAAAAGGTGAACAAAGACGCCAAGAACAAGAACTAGAAAAACAAAGATTAGCGCACTTAGCAAGTCTACCTAAACCACCACCTTTAACAGAAGCAGAATTAGAACAATTGGTATTCTCTATAGAAGGTGAAAAACCAGAAAAATCTATGAGAGGTGTTGGAGGAGAGAATAAATCTAATAAGAAAAAGAAAAAGAAAGGAAAGAAAAAATAAATAATTAAGAATATATATAAATGGCAACAGAATCTACTAATATTTGGTTAAACGATCCATCAGTATTATTTAAAAAAGGGCAAATAAATCAGTTATGGCCAAAAGAAAAAATGTCACAAAATGAAAAAATTAATGCTATTACAAGATTAGTAATTATATTAACAATTTTAGGATTTTTAATTACTCAAGCATATAATTTTTTCTTTACTGGTTTAATAACTTTAGGTGTAATTGCCCTTTTATATTATGCTCGCGAATATAAAAAAGATGAGCCTAGTGATGAAAAAGAAGGATTTACTAATCCAAAGGTTTATGAGGCTTTAAAAAGTAATTTTACAAATCCTACTAATAAGAATCCATTTATGAATGTGCTTTTACCTGAAATAAAAGATGACCCAAAGAGAAAGATGGCAGCTCCTGCCTATAATCCAGCTGTTGAAAAAAAAATAAATAAAGATACAGAAAATTTTGTAGTATCTAATTTTGACAATGATCCTGATATTAAAAAGAAGCTATTTTCAACTTTAGGGGATAGTTTTGAATTTGAGGACTTTGGACAATACAACTTTTATGCTACTGCTAATACGAGAGTTCCTAATGACCAAAAAAGTTTTGCCGACTTTTGTTACGGAGGAATGATTTCCGCAAAGGAAGGAAATGATTTTGCTTTATTACAAAATGCCCCAAGAATGGGAAGTATTGCTTGGCAAAATTAAATATATATATTTAAGAAAAATATTATTAAATATATATATACAAATGACAGCTTTTACACGAGATTTTACATTTGATCAGTTATCAAGAATTGGTGAGGATAGTTGTGGTTTAAGCCAGAAAAATGTTCAAAATGTTTCTGCATCCAATTATCTTTTAACTAACTTTTTCTCTCAAGACTGTGGTATGAAAAGACCTATTGAATTTGCTACTAGTCAACCTAATATTAATTTCAGTGGTAGCCACCAAGTCGGTATGGGTGGTTGTAATATTGACACAAATTCCGATTTATTAATTGGAACCATTAATACTCATCCAAAATGTCGTATTAGTTTACTTGAAAGACCCTTTAAGACTGTTCCTTATTTAGGAAGAGGTTCATCTAATCCTGTTCTTGAATCACATATCCAACAAGGTGATATGATTACTAATAAAAAAAGTATTAATACTACTACAGAACAATCGTATATTCCTTATATGAATTACCCATTATTACCTTCTATTGAAAATTCTATTACTAATCCTGCTAATTTAGTAGAGGGAGTTGCTGCTGATGGATGGATTAGAGGTGGTGTTCCTTCCAGAGAATTACAAAAAGACCTTGACTATAAAACGGGTCATAGTCAATATCAATATTAAATAACTTAAAACTATAAATTCTATTTATGTAAATGAATGATTTACAATTAAATCAATTATTTACTTATCATTTAATTATTGAAGAAGGTGAAGATGAAAAAGATATTAGTAATATGTTGTATCAAATACAATTATTAGAATTATTTAATTTGAAGAATTTAGATGTAGATTTTGACAAATTGAATGAAAAAATGGATACTATTTATTTACAACTAAAAGATGAAACATTGATATTAGAATTATTAGATGTTCATCCATATAAAGATTCTATGACACATGAATTAATGTTTAGAACATTATTTTCATACGATTACTTGTATTTATTTCACAAATATCTATATAATTATTTTAATAAACAAAATATTACTAGTGATTCTAATTTTTATATTGAATTAAAGAATAAATTAATATCAAAATAATATTAATATATATTATATTCAAATGGCTTCAACACGAAATAATAATACACCTGGAGATTATTGTCTTCAACAACGTAGTTATATAGATTCATTAAAATATTGCGAATATAAAAATTCTCAAGTAGGAAGTGCTTACCAAAATGCTATACCATGTATGGGTATTACTCCTAGTCATATGCCTAGAGAAGCTTTTTCAAAAAACTCAGTTGAAATTGAATCATCATTATTTGGAATTAATTCAACTAATTTAGTAAATCCTCAGCAACCAATAGTTCCAGAATTAATAAAGCTACCTGAGGTATCATACTTTAAAAAATTACAAATGTTTATGCCAGAACCTTTAGTAGTTCAAAAAGACCAACGACCATTTCCTATTCCGAAATAAATGTTATTATTTTATATAATTTTTATAAACAAATTATATAAATGTCAGGAAATACTTTTACAAGTACTGGAACAGATTTTACATGTAGAGATAGATATTTCAATTATGGAAGTTATTTAAGAAGTAGAGGCTATGATAAAGAAATTTGTAATTTAATAATTGCTATTGAACAAGGTCAATTCCCAATAGGACCTATTTACCCAGGTAACTGTAGTAAACGCATAACTACTACGATAAAGGGAAATGTTGATATTGTTCCTTGTGAAGTTACTGATAATACAAGTCTTAGCAATTTATCAGGTCAATTAAGTGTTACTGGGGGATTTATAGGAGCTGGAAATATTGATCCAAGTGGTGCTTCTACTAGCTTTTCACACCAAGCAAAAGGATTTGGTATTCAATCTAATACAGGAATCAGTTCTATTGGACCTATTTATCAACAAACTGATTGTAATCATTCAAATTGGTTTGGAGCTAAAAATCATTTATTCGTTGGAGGATATGATACAACCGGAGCACAGGACTGTAGCACAAATGTTTACATTAGAGGAAGTTTATTTGTTGATGGTAGTACAGTGGAATTAAATGGTTTTATAGGGGAATCATTAACACTTATTCAAGGACCCGCTAATAATGCTTTAGGAACTATTAACACATTTAAGAATCCATTATCCAATGGTAATCAGTTAAATATGTATGCTAATGCTTTTACTACTGTTCAGGCTGCCTCGGGCGCTGATCAATGGGAGAATTATTTAGCTTTTGCGATAGACGGTAATTCTCAATACACTCAAACAGATGTTAGTTTTATTGATGCATCTGCTGGAATGAGTAATGTAATGGGTCATATGAGAGGATTCAGAGGTTTAACTATCACTAATCCTCCATTTGGTGGACCAGTAGATATTGAATGGAATCCCGATATTAGTGGAACTAGCAGAGCTATTGATGCTTATGGTTCTATCAGAGTTCAACCAGGTAATACAGATGGAACACTTTCACCTGCTCTTGGTAATATTGATATATCAGGAGGTCAATTTAGAATTTTCCAAAATGATATTTCAAATGTAGTGTTATCTGCTAATGGCGATGCTTCCTTTAATGGTCGTGTTTCATGTTACGATTTAAGTGTTAGTAATATAGCTACATTTGGAGCTTCTACAACCTATATCGATACATCAAATGTTAATACGAGTTATGTCACAGTAGATAATTCCTTAAATACTAAATTTATTTATGCTCCGATGAATGAGGATTTGTATATTAATGCGTTTGATGGTGGAATGTATCGAGATATCTATATGACTGCTCTGGATATATTTATGGATGCTGATCTTAGTGTCAATGATGTAAGCTCTAGTAATATTAACAATATTGGTTCAATTGTAACTACTGATATTAGTGTTAACTATCATGCTTCTATTCATGATTTATCAGTAGGAACTATTACAATTGTTAATGGAGAATTTAATGATATTAGTGTTAACAATCATGCTTCTATTCATGATTTATCAGTAGGAACTATTACAATTGTTAATGGAGAATTTAATGATATTAGTGTTAACAATCATGCTTATATTCATGATTTATCAGTTAATGGATTTAGTGAGTTTACAGGGAATTTTTTAATTAATAATATAACGGGCGGAAGTGAGGCAATCACTATTCAAACCAATCACGGCACCAATGAGAAAATTACAATCCAAACCTTACAAGGTCAAAGCTCTGATTCAATTAATATTAATTCAAATGCAGGTGGTGTGAATATTAGTGCTGGTGCGACAGAGGCAATTACATTTAGTGCTAAGGATATAATTATGAGCAATAGTGACTTAAGTGCTGGAGATATTAGTGCTAACAATATTCAAGCCCTTGGATATATAACAAGTGGTGGTGATATTACTACAACATCAAGTATAAATGCTGGATCAGCCACTATTACAGATTCACTTACAGCAATTAGTGGTCTTATTACAGATTTATCTGTAAATACACTCCAAAGCACAGCTGGTGCCGATTTAGCAATTAAGGCTGGTATAACAGGAACATTTCAAGATATTAAATTTAGTGCTTCTGATATAATTATGAGCAGTAGTGACTTAAGTGCTGGAGATATTAGTGCTAACAATATTCAAGCACTTGGATATATAACGGCATCGGGAGCAGTTACAGGAGGTTCTTTAACAGATGGAACAGCGACCTTATCTTCTGGAGCTCTTATTGGAGCTACAACTGTTACGGCATCGGGAGCAGTTCAAGGTACATCTATTACAGATGGAACAGCCACATTAAATGCTGGAGCTCTTACTGGACTTACAACTGTTACGGCAACTGGAGATGTTAGTGCTAACAATTTTATATTATTTACTGGTGGTGGTAATCTTATCGACTTGAGCAGCAATGTTGGTGTATTAGATACATCAGTTAATTTATTGGACGCATCTATGGCTATTGTAGAAAAAGTAGCAAGTTTAAGATATCGTGCTAGCACCTCCCCTGTAGTTAATTATAATGGGGTTAACTATAATGGCATTAAATCATTTGTTATATCTGATATTAGTGATGGTATGTTTATATCACAATCGGGTTTAACAGCAGGAGAAATAAAAATTCCTCATACAGGAATATATAGTTATAATCTCCAGTTAGCTTGTACTACTAATAGCAATGTAAGTTCCATAGATTTAGCTATCAACAATAATACTGTTAATGGTCCAGGAGGATCAAATGTAAATATTTCCAGCGCAGGGTCCACTGGAGGTGTAAATAGAAAATATGTTAAGGATATAGATTTTTCTGCGCCTGGACCCAATACAATAGGTTTGTCTGGAATTTCAAAATTTACTTCTGGAGACGAGGTTCAATTATATATAAATGTTAATGCAGTCTTAGCTACTGCTGTAACTTTAGACAGTGTCAATGAGAGCATATTCTCGATGGCGTTACTCTATGCTACTGATTAAGTTTAGAATAAAGAAAGGAATTAAACAATGAATAAAGTAACAAATATAATAAATGTTATAATTAAATATTAAAATAAATAGTATTTAATTATATTATACAATGTCTTATTCAAATTATGGTTCATATAATAAAAATCTTAAATGCTGTAAACCATCGGATGGAGCTAGAGGTCCACAGGGGTTTCCAGGCGCTAATGGATTAATAGGACCAACTGGAGCACCCGGACCTCAAGGTAATAAAGGTCCACAAGGAGATCCAGGAGGTGGCGGAGGTGGTGGAGGTGGAACAGGACCACAAGGAGCAACAGGTTTTCAAGGAGCAACAGGTTTCCAAGGACCAACCGGTTTCGGAGCACAAGGAGCAACAGGTTTTCAAGGAGCAACAGGTTTCCAAGGACCAACAGGTTTCGGAGCACAAGGACCAACAGGTTTTCAAGGAGCAACAGGTTTCCAAGGACCAACTGGTTTCCAAGGACCACAAGGATTCGGAGCACAAGGAGCAACAGGTTTCCAAGGAGCACAAGGAGCAATAGGTTTCCAAGGACCAACAGGATTCCAAGGACCAACAGGTTTCCAAGGTCCAACAGGTTTCCAAGGACCACAAGGATTCATAGGAGCACAAGGAGTAACAGGTTTCCAAGGAGCACAAGGAGCAATAGGTTTCCAAGGTCCAACAGGTTTCCAAGGTAGAACAGGTTTCCAAGGACCAACAGGTTTCCAAGGTCCAGGAGGTTTCCAAGGTAGAACCGGTTTCCAAGGACCAACAGGTTTCCAAGGTCCAACAGGTTTCCAAGGAGCACAAGGAGCAATAGGTTTCCAAGGACCAACAGGTTTCCAAGGACCAACAGGTTTCCAAGGACCAACAGGTTTCCAAGG